GATGATATATTCATGATAAATAATATATCTGGAGAAAAATTTAAAATTAATTTATCCAAGGTAAAAGGAGATTCATAATGGGTGTTATTTCATGTGGAACAACAATGCTCGATCAAGGAGTTTTTCAAAACATAGGAGCGGTTACTTGGGATACAACAGCTAAAACATCAAATTTTACAGGTGTTTCAGGAAATGGATATTTTGTAAATACTACAAGTGGAGCAGTTACAGTAACACTTCCAAGTTCACCTTCTGCAGGTAATATCGTAGGTATTAAAGATTACGCAAATACAGCTGACACAAACAATATTACAATTGGTAGAAACGGATCTAATATTCAAGGCACAGCTGATGATTTTAAAATTAAAGCAGAAGGAGGATCTGCCGTATTACTTTATGTAGATGGAACACAAGGATGGAAAGTAATATCTGAATCTACAGCAAGTGCTATTACTAATCAAGAATTTACAGTGGCTACCGGTGGAACCATTACAACCTCTGGAGATTTTAAAATTCATACTTTTACAGGACCAGGTACTTTTTCTGTTTCATCAGTAGGTAATGCTCCTGGTGGTGGGGATAAAGTTTCTTATGCAGTTGTTGCTGGGGGTGGTGGCTCAGGAAGAGCATGTGCTGGTGGCGGTGGAGGAGCCGGAGGTTATAGAGAAGGAAAAGATTCACCCAAAGATTCATACACAGCTTCACCAATAGTTGCACCCGCTGGACTCACAGTTTCAGCTTCACCGGGTTCTTATCCAATTACGGTAGGCGGTGGTGGTGCAGTTCCAGGTTCCGGTGCTAGTTCTGGTTCTAATGGAAGCCCTTCAACATTTTCAAGTATAACATCAGCTGGCGGAGGATTTGGTCATGGTCCTAGTAATGGAGGTCCAGGAGGTTCCGGTGGAGGTGGCGGAGGTCAGCCTTCTAGATCAGGAGGAACAGGTAATCAACCTCCAGTTAGTCCAGCTCAAGGAACTAATGGTGGTACAGGATTTTGGACAGGCGGTTCATTTGGTGAAAAAGGTGGCGGTGGCGGTGGAGCTACAGATGCAGGTACTTCTGCAGGACCAGGACCAGGCGGTACAGCACCTGGAGGAGACGGAGCAACAAGTTCAATTGATGGATCATCAACTACAAGAGCTGGTGGCGGTGGTGGCGGTAACGCAGGAGCTACTCCAGCAGCAAGTTCAGGTGGACCAGGTGGAGGTGGCCCTGGAGGATGTTCTAGTCCAGGTACAGCTGGAACAGCTAATACTGGTGGAGGTGGAGGTGGATCTGGTAGTAACAGTTCATCTGCTGCTGCAGGTGGTAGTGGAGTAGTTATTATAAGGTACAAATTTCAATAGAGGTTAATTATGGCACATTTTGCAAAAATAGGAGCTAACAATAAAGTCATTAGAGTATTAACGCTTGATGACAAAGATATGAAAAATGCTGATAATGTTGGGGATGAATCAGTAGGTCAACAATATTTAGAGCTACATAATAATTGGCCGGCAGAAATGTGGGTTCAAACTTCATACAATACACATTGCAATCAACATAGTAATGGTGGAACTGCATTTAGAGGAAACTATGCAGGTATAGGTTATGAATGGGATGAAGATAATCAAATCTTTTGGCCTAAAAAACCTTACGCATCTTGGATAAAACATTTAGAATCAGCTTCTTGGAAATCACCGATCGGTGATGCTCCAGCATTAACAGCCGAACAAACTTCACAAAACGAAGCAAACACCCATATGTGGTCTTACGTTTGGAATGAAGATAATACAACTTGGGATTTGACAGACTCTAAACCATAATTTATATATAGTGGTGGTATGCAAAAGAAAGTATTAACAGAGCAAGCACTGTATTATGGTGATGTCAAAATGCCTAAAGATTGGGACATTGACCGAGATAAATTATCCGACGACATTTTACAATCAGTAATTCAAAATAAAGATTTTTTATTTTCAAGAACTTGGGATATGTTGAATACATACATTAGTGAACATATTAATCTTGAATATAGTATCAATTTAATCAACAAAGAAACGTGGGGAGATATTTATAAACCTGCGGAAACAACTATTCCATTACTCAATATTGATCCGGTAAATTTACGTAACTCTCCAGACTTTACATTATTATATGGTGTCAGAGTTAAAGATTGTATGGTTAGAATACATTATGAAGATAACAGACGTAAAGGAAGAAGCTGGGACATACCACTGACTAATAATAAATTTATAATGTTTCCCTCAACCAATATGTATTATTTAACCAATAATCAAAAAGATTCATTAAACTTTGTACAAACAATAACCTATGAATATATATAAAAATTTTTTATCTAAAAACGAATTTAAAGAATTAGAAGATAGAGTCATGGGTGATAATATGCCTTGGTATTTTAATGATTCTGTAGTTTTAAAAAAAGATGATTATTTTCAATTAGTCTACGTTTTTGTTAAACCTGGTGGAGAAATAAACTGTGAAGACTTTATAATGGATCTTTTAAAACCTTTTGTAAAAAAATTAAATATAAAAAAATTTTTTAAAGTAAAAGCAAACCTTTTAACTAGAACTAATAAAATAATAGAACACGGTATGCACATAGATGACGACAGACACACCAGAGGAAAAACTGGAATTTTTTATTTAAACACTTGTGACGGTTACACTAAATTAGAAGATGGCACAAAAATAAAAAGTGAAAAAAATAAATATGTAGAATTTGATTGTAATATTAAACATACAGGTTCGTCTTGCACGAATCAAAAAAGGAGAGTTGTAATTAACTTAAACTATTAATGAACATATCTAATTATTACTGGTATTTTACGGGTGTGCTTACACCAAAGTTTTGTGATGATGTAATAGCTTATGCTAATCAACAAAAAGAAGTAATGGCTAGAACAGGTAGTTATGGAGATAGAAAATTAAATAAACAAGAAGTATTAGATTTAAAAAGAAAAAGAAACTCTGATCTAGTGTGGCTTAGTGATACTTGGATATATAAAGAATTACATCCATATGTACATAAAGCAAATGAAATGGCTGGTTGGAATTTTGATTGGGAAAGAAGTGAGTCTTGTCAGTTTACAAAATATAAACACAACCAATATTATGATTGGCATTGTGACAGTTGGGACAAACCTTATGAAAAAGCAGGACCTGATAATGGTAAAATTCGAAAACTATCTATGACTTGTCAATTAACAGATGGTTCAGAATATGAAGGTGGTGAATTAGAATTTGATTTTAGAAACTATGACCCACATATGCGAGATGAATCGAAGCATAGAATACAATGCAAAGAGATATTACCAAAAGGTTCTATTATTGTATTTCCTTCTTTTGTCTGGCATAGAGTTAAACCAGTAACATCAGGTACAAGATACAGTCTTGTAGTATGGCATTTAGGGAGGCCTTTCAAATAATGTATATAAGTAATTATTTTAACACAACTATTTGGTCAGAACAAAAACCAGAATTTTTAAAGTCATTAAACAAAGCATCTAATAAATATATTAAAGAAGCAAGGGACAGAAACAAAACACACATAAAAAAACATGGTGATTTTGGATTATCACATCACTCAACACCATTAACACATGATAATGATTTCTTAGATTTTAGAAATTACATTGGTCAAAAGTCTTGGGAATATTTAGATCATCAAGGTTATGATATGCAACAATACACAACTATGTTTAGTGAGCTGTGGGTACAAGAGTTTGCTAAAAAAGGTGGTGGTCATCACTCTGCACATATACATTGGAATCAACACGTATCAGGATTTTATTTTTTAAAGTGCAGCGATAAAACATCATACCCAATTTTTCACGAACCAAGAACTGGGGCAAGAGCTACAAAATTAAAAATGAAACCAGATCAAAAAGGTGTATGGCCAGGTGAAGAACTTATAAACTTTAAACCTATACCAGGTACATTAATTATATTTCCAGGATTTTTAGAACACGAATATGCAGTCGATTACGGCATAGAACCATTTAGATTTATACATTGGAATATACAAGCGATACCAAAAGAAATGGCTAAAAATGTTTAAGATAAAGAAAAATACTATAAGTAAAAAAAAATTAAACAATTTTATTAACAGAATATCAAATAGTTATTTTCCTTGGTATTTACAAGATGAAATAAATGAGTTTGATAAATCTGGTTATGGATATTTTACACATTCTTTATTTTTAAATAATAAAATAAATAGTTCTTTTTATGAATTAATTATGCCAGATATAATCAAAAGTCTTAATATTAAATCTTTACTTAGAGCAAGATTAAATTTGTATCCTAAAACATCTAAAACTATTAAACACGCTTATCATGTTGATTATGAATTTAAACATACATCTGCTGTTTATTTTATAAATACTAATAATGGGTTTTTGTTTTTTAAAAATCCGTCAAAAAAAGTTAAACCTGAAGCTAACAAATGTGTAATTTTTGATGGTGCACATTTTCACTCTAGTTCATCTTGTACTGACAAAACTAATAGAATTACTTTAAATATAAACTATGAGCTTTAAAAAAAATAAATATACAGTTATTCGTAAAGCAATATCAAAAGACCTGGCGGCTTTTATTGCAAACTATTTTAGTATGCAAAAACAAGTATACGATACTTGTAGAGCACAAAGATATATTTCTCCATTCGAAAATATTATAGGTCAATATGAAGACGCTAATGAACAAATACCAAATACCTATAGTCAGTATTCTAATATTGCTATGGAAACTTTATTGTTAAAATGCCAACCTAAAATGGAAGAAGTAACAGGATTAAAGTTATACCCTGCATACACTTATGCAAGAATATATAAAAAAGGTGATGAACTTAAAAGACACAAAGATAGGTTTAGTTGTGAAATATCTACTACTATGAATCTTGGTGGTGATCCTTGGCCAATATATTTAGAGCCATCTGGTAAGGAAGGTAAAAAAGGAATTAAAGTAGACTTAAAACAGGGAGACATGTTAGTTTATTCTGGCTGTGAACTAGAACATTGGAGAAATAAATTTAAAGGTAAGGAATGTGTTCAAGTTTTTTTGCATTACAACAACCGTAAAACACCTGGGTCTAAAGAAAATATGTTTGATAAAAGACCACATTTAGGACTTCCATCTTGGTTTAAAAGGTAGTATATTATAAAAGAGGCAGTGGACACCACCACATACCACCCACTGTCTCTTTTATAATATTTGAATAACTATGTTACAGAAACTTAATTTTAAACCTGGTTTTGATAAAATGGTAACTGAATCTGGTGCAGAATCACAATGGATAGACGGTGATTTTGTAAGATTTAGATATGGACTACCTGAAAAAATAGGGGGTTGGTCACAACTTACTAATTCTAATAACACATTACCAGGTGTAGCAAGAGCACAACACGCGTTTGCTGCTATAAATGGTGAAAAATATGTAGCCATAGGAACGTCACAAGGTTTGTTTTTATATTATGCAGGTGAGTTTTTTGATATTTCTCCTTTAGATGATGGTATTACAGGAGCTACCTTTAATGCAACATCCGGTTCTGCTACAGTTACAGTAAATAAAACATCACATGGTTTATTAGCTGGAAGATACATAACTTTTTCATCAGTTACTGTTCCAACAGGATCCGGTTACTCACCAACTGATTTTACAGGAAATACATTTGAAATACAAACTACAAATTTAGGGTCAAATAGTTTTGAAATTATTATGCCGTCTAACTCAGCTGGAAGTACGTCTGGAACTGGTTCAGCACAAATTGATCCATATGAAATAGTAGGTCCAACGTTTCAAACTGCTGGATTAGGTTGGGGAACATCTACTTGGGGATCAGGCACATGGGGAACTGCTAGTACAACTAGTTCTGTAATATTGGATCCAGGTTTATGGTCATTAGATAATTTTGGTCAAATACTTGTTGCAACCATTCACAACGGTAAAACATTTACATGGAACGCAGGAGTAACAAATCCTAGAACAAACAGAGCAACTATTATGTCTGGTGCTCCTACTAAATCAAGATTAACTCAAGTATCAGATAGGGATAGACATGTGTTTCATTTTGGAACAGAAACAACAATCGGTAGTTCAACAACTCAAGATCCAATGTTTATTAGATTTTCTGATCAAGAAAATTTTAATGTATACCAACCAACAGCAATTAACACTGCTGGAACATTTAGATTAGATAAGGGTAATGAGATTATTGGGGCTGTATCGGGTAAAGATTATACTTTAGTGTTAACTGATACATCAGCGTATGCAATTCAATATGTTGGACCACCGTTTACATTTAGTGTTAGACAAGTAGGTACAAATTGTGGATTGATTGGACAAAACGCATTAAGTTATTCTAATGGTATTGTTTTTTGGATGTCAGGTGAAGGTGGATTTTTTATGTTTGATGGTACTGTAAAATCTATTCCTTGTGAAGTTGAAGATTTTGTATTTAGCACAACAGGAAATAATTTAGGAATTAATCAAACTTCAAGTCAATTAGTTTATGCAGAACACAATACTTTATATAATGAAATTAATTGGTTTTATGCTAAATTTGGATCTCAACAAATTGACAGATGTGTTACCTATAATTACGCAGAAAATGTTTGGACTACTTCTTCATTAGCTAGAACTAGTTATATAGATCAAGGACTTTTTGATTTGCCCTATGCAACAGAATACAATAAAACCTCTCTACCTAATTTTCCAATTCAAGGTATAACAGCAACATATGGTGCATCTACTTACTATGAACATGAAACAGGGACCGATCAAGTAAATAGTTCCGGCACAACATCAATTGATGCGTTTATACAATCTGGAGATTTTGATATTACTAACTCTAATAACATTGCTAATTTACAAGGAGATGGTGAATTTACAATGTCTGTAAAAAGGTTTATACCTGATTTTCAAGTATTAACAGGTAATTCTAAAATTACTTTGTTACTAAATAATTATCCAAACAATACAGCTACAAGCTCACCACTTGGCCCCTTTACAGTTACTTCCTCTACTGATAAAATAGACACTCGTGCAAGAGCAAGATTAGTAGCACTTAAAATAGAAAACGATGCAGTTGGAGAAACTTGGCGTTATGGTACTTTTAGATTAGATGCAAAACCAGATGGACGTAGATAATGGCTAAAGTATCCGCATATATACCTGAACCTAAACAAGAGTATGATGTAGAAAATCAAAGACAAATTTTAGAATCTCTTGCAACAGTAAAAGATCAACTTAATTTTTCTTTTCAAAATGACTTGAAAGAAGAAATAGATGCATATAATTATTTTTTAACATGACAATACAATATAAAAATCAAGGTTTTAAACAAGCTGATACAGCTAAAGCAACGGTGCTTACTTGTCCTACTGATGGGGCAATTATAGTTAAAAGTGTTTATTGTGCAAACAACGATGCATCATCCGCTATTTTAGTGAATATGAATTTTGTTGACTCATCTGATTCAAGCACTGAATATGAATTTTTTAGAGATGATATAGCGGCTAAATCACAAGTGAATGCTTCACCTCAAGGCTTGAATTTAGAAGCAGGTGATGCTATAACGGTACAAGCAGCTACAGGCAGTAATAAAATACAGGGCCTGATAAGTTATGCTTTAATAGACAGGTCACAACAAAATGGATGATATTTTAAAAATAGATTGTACTACAACAGTAGTGTTGAGAAATACTAGAACAAATAAAATATATAAAGACGAAGCAGAGAAAGAAGCTGATATAGCTGATCCTAATACTGAAACAGTTGCAGAGCATATTGCTCAAGATTTAACAGTAGAGGTATCTCCGAAAGGATTGAATGTTTTACAGAAAGTTATGAATGAAAATAAGAAATCAAACACCTAAAGGTGGAACTGAATTACAATTAAGTTTTTTAAATAAATACGTAGATCAAAGTTTATTAGACAAAGTTCAAATTTGTACTTCAATACCAGGTAAAGTTCCATTAGATCCCAACAAAGTAAATATACTTTGGCAAAAAAATTCTTACGATCAACCAAATCTATATCCTTGGTTTAAAAATAAAGCTAATCATCATAAGTACGATTGGTATGTATTTAATTCTCATTGGAATCATGAAAAATTTAGAATGATGTTTGGTTTACCTACTGAAAAATGTATTGTTATAAAAAATGGTGTAGATAAAATAGAACAATCAAAACCTTATGAAAAAGGACAACCTATAAAAATCATACATCAAAACACTCCTTGGAGAGGTTTATCTGTATTACTTGGTGCAATGCAGTTAGTTAAAAACCCATTAATTACTTTAGATGTATACTCTTCTTGTGAAGTTTATGGCAAAGATTTTATGAATAAAAATGATAAAGATTACAAAGCTCTTTACGATCAAGCAGAGTCTTTACCTAATGTAAATTATATTGGTTATAAATCTAACGAGTATATTAGAGAAAATATAAAAAATTATAACATGTATGTTTACCCCAGTATATTTGAAGAAACTTCTTGTATATCTTTGCTTGAAGCAATGTCTGCCGGATTGTATTGCGTATTAACTAACTACGGAGCTCTTTTTGAAACAGGTGCAGAATTTCCAATGTATATTCCTTATGATAGTAACTACAAAGCTTTAGCTGAAAAATTTGCTTATGGAATAGATGCTGCGGCTGCAACACTTCATGAACAAGTAATACAAGACCATTTAACCACACAATCTTGCTATACACAGTTTTATTATTCTTGGAATAAACAAGCTGTTTCATGGACTAATTTTTTACAGGGAGCAATCAATGCCAAAGCCAAATGAACCTATATGGTTTAACCAGGACAAAACAGTAACTCCAAATGGAGATACTTACCAAACAATTAAAACTAACAGAATAGAAAATAACGTAACCGAAATAAATATAGGAGAACAATCACCATATAAAATAATGGTGTGCACTCCTTGTCATAGTGACGTTAGCATGCATTACGTACAAGCTGTATTAAAATTTCAACAAGCATGTTGGGCTAAAAAAATACAATGTAGCTTTACATTGTTAAAATCATCTTTGGTTACTCAAGGTAGAAATCTATGTGTTGCAGAAATGTTAAATCATCAAGATAATTATACTCATTTATTGTTTATTGATTCTGATATTGATTTTAATGCTGAAACTATTTTTAAGATGTTAGATTTTGACAAAGATATAATTAGTGTTCCTTATCCTATGAAAATATTGAGTTGGGATAAAATGTGGAGAAGACTTAATTTAAAAGAAAATGCAGTCACTGATGCTGATGATTTAGCTAAAGCAGGTTTTACTTTTCCAGTCAAAGTAGAGGACCCCAATTCAGTAATTGTGGACCGAGGACTTATGGAATTAACCCATGCTCCTACTGGGTGTATGTTAATTAAAAGAGAAGTTCTTGAAAAGATGATTAAAGAATATCCTCATTTAGAAATATTCCAACCTACTAATATCAATGGTAAAGAAGAGAAAAAAGAAAATATGTATAATCTATTTGATACTTTACACGACCCAGTTACTAAAAGGTACTTCGGTGAAGACTTTGGATTTTGTCAACGATGGGCAGATATAGGGGGTAAGGTATATGCCTATATAAATGATTACATAACTCATGTAGGAGAATACTCTTATTGTGGTCGTTTTAGAGATGATTTAGAACAAGCAACTAAGCCCCTCAAAGCAGTTGACGAGTCTAAAAAAATCAAATAAAGTATCACATTTACAGGATTTCTACGCCTGCTTAACAGTATAAATTTATTTAAATTATGGCGATATCTAGATCTTTAATGAACAGACAATTACGAGCAGATGGTGGCATTATGCAAGTTGCCCCTAGAGAAAAATTTGGCTTAGGAAGTAAACTCAAAAAGTTTGTTAGAAAAATTATACCCAATGAAATAGCAGATGTTGCAACAAAAGCAGCTCCTTTCGTTGCACCCTTTAACCCATTACTTGCAGCAGGTATGGCAGGCATTGGTAGCTTTGATAAAACAGGACGTATTGGAGACTCTTTAAAAAGTGGAGCTTTAACTTATGGACTCGGTCAAGGTGCTAGATATTTAGGCGGAGCAGATTTTCAAGGACTACAGAATCCTTTTAGTAAAGGCTCATTTAGCATGCCAACAGGTGAAGGTGGTATAAAGAATTTATTTAAAAAAGATGTTCAACCTATTCAAGCTATAAATGAAGGACAGAGCACCTTTGCTCAAGATGTTACTGCAGATCTTCTTCCCGGCGATACAGTAAGCTCAGTTGATTTAATAAGTGATTCAGGATCAACCTTTTCAAATTTTGTTGATTATGGAAAAGATCTTTTAAAAAAAGGAGCTAAAGCAGCTTTTACTAACCCAGACGGTTCTATTGACAAAGCAGCGGTAATTGGAGCAGCAACTGCTGCAGCCTCTTATGCGGAAGCTTTAATGTTAGCTAAACAGGCTGGAGTAGACTTAACAGAAGAAGAATACGATCAAGCACAAAGAGACGAGAAACAAGCAGAGTATGGAGAGTATTTACAAAACTTCTTTGGTGGTAAAAAAGACGGTGGCAGAATAGGTTATGCAGACGGACCTCGAACCACTAGAGTAGGTAATCTAGAAATAGTAGTTATGCCAGGAAGTTCTCAAGAGAAAGCCGTTGTAGATGGTCTTATGAATGACATAGATGGTATTGTAGATGAAGATACTAAAATGGATTTTTACAGAACACTTATACCAGAATTGATTTATTCTGGAGAAATAGAGTCTCAAGAAGGAATGAAATTGTTACAAGAATTAGGTATAAACATGAAAGCGGACGGCGGAAGAATAGGTTATGCAAGAGGATCTGAGCCAGAAGAAGCAGAAATAGGTATCATGTCAATTGACGTTGAAGCAGGTGATGACGAAGATGAAGAAGATATGATGATGGCAGGCGGTGGTATTACTTTTACTTCTGCAGAAAAGTCATACTTGTTTAGAAGATTGGGTGGTGCTGGTGGTCCTGATAGATCATTCACAATGCCACAATTGTATGGTATTTTAAAAAATCCAAATAGTCCAGCTAATATAGATGATGCTAAAGTATTAAAACAAATAGCCATCATGGGTCTAGAAGGACGAAAAGACGGCGGAAGAATAGGTTACAAAGATGGATCAAAAGGTGCTAACAGAGTATCAGAATTATTAATTACAAGAGCTGGTATACTAGCACAAGATCCTGACGCAGATGTATCTGACATTGACGGAGAGATATTTCAATTAACAGGTAAAACATTTAGATCAGTGGGTGGTATAAGTGATATACCAACAGGTAAGATTAGAAAAAATAATGCTGGTGTAGTTGAAAGAGACTACAGAGATGAAGGTGGTTTTGTACCAGTTGGCATTAAAGAACGAGCCGATGATGTACCTGCTATGTTATCTAAAAACGAATTTGTAATGACTGCTGATGCTGTACGTGGTATAGGTAATGGCAGCGTTGAAGAGGGATCTAAGAAATTATATAATACAATGAAAAAAGCAGAACAAGTAGGTAAAGCATAATGGCAACAACATACAATAAACAAGCTCCATTTATAGAAGGTGCTCAACAAAACTATATAGATCTATTAACACAACTAGTAGGTCAAGCTCCTGGTTCTGGAGGTGTTCCAACGTTAGGAGAACTTGGCCCACAGATTGCTAATCAAAATATTTTTACACAACAAGCACAACAAGCTGCAGCAACACAAGCAGGACTAGGTCAATTAACTTTTGACCCAGTAACTGGAGCAGTAACAGGTGCTGGTGCTGGAACAGGTGTTGCAGGGTATCAACCATTTTTAGATCAAGCAGCAGCTTATTCAGGACCTAATGCTTACAAACAATTTATGTCTCCTTATCAACAGGACGTTATTGATACAACACTTGCAGAGTTTGATATTCAAGCAAAAAAAGGAGCACAAGGAACTGCAGCAGAAGCAATAGCAGCAGGTGCTTTTGGTGGTGGTAGAGAAGGTGTACAAAGAGCAGAATACGGAGCAGCGTCAGATAGAAATAGAGCTGCAACTCAAGCAAAATTATTACAAGAGGGTTTTGGTACAGCACAAAATTTAGCTGCCCAAGCTTTTAATCAACAAAGAAACTTAGCATCATTACAGCCATCTTTAGCTGCAAGTACTATACAAAATTTAGGTGGGGCTGGAACATCAGCTTTAGCCTACGACCAAGCATTACTAGATGCAAACCAACAACAAGCACAGCTACAGTACAATGAACCTTTTAACAGATTAGGAATGTATGGTTCTGGAATAGCTTCTATGATTAGTGGCGCACCTTACATGACAAATACTATGGGTAGTGGTGCAGGAAGTGTTGGACCTTTATCTCAAGCGTTATCTGCAGGATTAAGTGCCTATGGTTTAGGGAGCATCTTTGGAGGCAAAGGTTAATGAATTTTAAAAGACCATCATTTAGAAAAGGTGGATCAACTGGTATTGATCAACTTACACCAAGAAAAAAATTTCAATTTGGTACACCAGGGTTTCAATTTTTAGAATCTGGATTACAAAATGAGTTAAGAGATGCTTATCGACCTACACGAAACATAGGAACTAAAACAATTACTCGTCAAAATATACCTACCGGAGGTCTTAAAAAAGGAAACATAGGTTCTCGTTTATTAACTCAACTTCGTAACCTTAGTATTCCATCAGCTAGTACAACCGGTCTTATGTCATTACCTTTTGTACCTTCTGCAGCTTTAGCTTATATGAACAGACCTAAAACTTTAGAAGAGAAAAAAGTAATGCAAGAGTATGGTCCTATTGATGAAACATTCTTTCAATATGATGAGTATGATGCAGATAGAAAAAAAGCTAGAGGAGTAGGAGAAGAAATCAGTTTTACTGATGCTTTATTTATGGATCCTGAAACAGGAGAATATCCAAAAGTTTTAGGAAGAACAAAAGATAGAAAAAAAATTGAAGAATTATTTGGTACTGATGCTGGTTTCTTACCTAATGCAGGACCTAAAGAAGTTAACATTGAAGAGATTGTTGACACTATGGTTTCCAATAAAAAAACAGGCACTAAGGATGATGACACACCTAAAAAAGCAGCTTCTTTTGAAGATACTTACGAAGCTGAAAAAAAGAAAATAGAAAGATTAATAGGTGAAGATGATAATAAAGGTATAATCGCTATTGCCTTATCTGATGCCATTGGTACACCAGGAACTATTGCAGACAAAGCCGCTGTATTAAATAAAGCCTTATTAGGAATTATGGTTGGTAAGAAAAAAGATAAAAAAGACATTGCTAAGTTAGCTTACACTGCAACTAAAGAAATAGAGAAAGCTAAAATTGCTACAGACAAAGAAGGTTTTAGTGAAAGACAGCTTAAAGACTTAAAAAGACTACAGAGAATTGTAAATGATACAACTGGAAGTTATAGTGATGCAGAGAAAAAAGCAGCTCAAGCTGAAATAAATATTACAAAACAAGCTATTGATGTTATTGGTAGTAAAAAAGGAACAGAAGGTTTGACTACTGCAGATTTAAAAGTTTTAGGAAACATTGATGCATTAGTAAAAGAAATTAAAAGACATGAAGGAAAAAACGATGACAAGTACAAAGCAGCGTTAGCAAAATTTGCAAGAGCTAAAGCAGCGTTACAAGGAATGTCTCAGTTTAATAGTGCTATTGCTATAGCAGAAGCAGAAATAGGGGGAACTTTATTTAAAAAAGATGGAGGCAGAATTAAAAAACAATTGGGTGGTAGTGCTATGGAAGTATCTGAAACAGTAGGTCAAGGCGAAACACCAACAGCTCAAGTACAACAATTATCTTTTAGTGAATTAAGAAACAGACTACCGAAAGAAATTACTGATGATGTAATTAGACTATTAGCCAACAGTAATGAGGCTTTACAAGACTTTGCTTACATTAGAACTCAAGGGGATGTATCAAAGTTTAATACAAAATACGGGGTGACTTTAGTATTACCGGCACAAACAGCATAGGAGGTTAAATGGCTGAACAAGACGACAGTATATTTGGCGGTCTTTTCTCTGAACCTGCAGAAAATATTCAACCAGAAACAGTTGGCGCTTTAGATTATCTTACTGATATTCCAGTAGGTGCAATCAAAGGTGTTAGCCAAGCTGTTCAAGGTTTACTTCAGTTAGGTGCAATGCCTATTGATTATTTAGCAGATACAAATTTAATTACTGCAATTGATAATATTTTTGAAAAGATAACTCCTGAAACAGATACCACTGTTGGAGACATTACTTCTATTTTAGGACAGTTTGCATTACCTGCCGGTGCTATGGTTAAAATTGCTAACGGTGTTTTAAAATTAAGTAAAGCAAGTCAAATTGTAAAACTAAATAGTCTTCCAACCATTGGCGCTAAAAGTGCAGAGCTTGCAAAACGTGCAGGTTACTATGGAAGTATTGGTGGTATCACCGACTTTGCAGTATCGACGCCTGGCGACCTTACTACTCTTAGTGAGACAATGGGATTTGGTGAAGCTTATAAAGGTGATGAGCTTGAAGGATCTGCTAAGGCTGCAGAATTTTTTAAAGAGAAAATTAGATTTGGTGCAGAAGGTGCTGTTTTAGGTGGTGGTATTACTGCTGCGTTACCAGTAGCAGGAACGTTAGGTGTTAAATATGGTTTAATGCCTGCAGGAAAATACATAGTTAAACCGATAGGAGGTGCTGCGTTAAGAGCAGTTGATTACACAGTATTTAATCCGTTAAGTAAATTAATTGGTAGTGAAACTGTGGGTGCTGGAGCAAGAACTACTGCTGAATTTTTAGGAAATCAAACAACTAAATTAAGAAAAGGATTAGGTATACCTGATCCAAAAGATTGGAAGTTTTATTCTACAGATGCAAACGCACCATTAAAAGAAAGACTACTTAAAAAATTAGACAACGTTAAAAATGCTTTTAAATCTGATGGACCTATAAGTATTAGTCAAGCAGAAGATTTAAGACAATATGAAAATTTTGTTCAAGCAGATGAAAAAAGTTTGGTTAAAATAATGAATCAAATTGACGATCAATTTAAAGAAATAGCAAAAGGTGCTGACTTACTAGAGGTACCTAAATATTTACAGACACCTGGATTAAAATACCCTAAACCAATTACTGCTGTAGATGATGCAATGTATTTAAAAAACAATGACACTCTATACAATTACATTCAAGCTAGAAGAGTAAGAACCACTGTTGACGGTAAACCTTTATATAAAGATTCAGATGAAGCATTAGAGTTTTTAAATCAACTACCTAAAAATACACAGAAGAACGCTAAAGTATTAAAAGAAAAAATAAATGAATTAGGTTTAAAGTACGGTAAACTTTTATCAGAAAATACAGATGAAGCGTTAGCGGATCTTGGAGCAACCATTGTAGCAAACGGTGGAGCTTATCTAAAACAAGTTTACAGTGTAATGAAAAACAAAGCTTATCAATTTGATCCACAAAAAGTAGCAGGAGCCAAAGAATTTTTTATTAAAAACACAATACCTAAACTAGAAGCAGAAACTCCAGAATTAATAACTGATTTAATGCAAAGTAAAAACATAACTAGAAAAGAAGCTATAGAATTATCGGCAGATAACACTATGGCTCAATTACAAAAATCTTTAATTGAAAGTAATAGAAGTCCTGAGACTTTATTTAAATTAGTAGGCGATACGTTTAGAATTGGTAAAAAAGGCCAACTGTTAGATATAACTAAAAAAGTAGTTCAAGAAGGTAAAGAAGTTGAAGTGTTTACTTCAACAGGAAAATTATTAAAAGCTGGTGGAGATGTACCTACGATTATGAAAAAGGTTATGGATGATGAAGGTTTATCCAAAGTACAAGGTGCTTTCTTAGAACCATTAAAAGATTATAGAGCTGCTGTAACAGATACTTTTTTACAAACAGCTAAACAAGTTTATAAAAAAGAATTCTTTGATAAGTTTGCAGACAATGCATTAAAGAATGGTTATGCTTTTAGATCTGTGCAAGAAGCAATTAACAAAGGTATTCCAAATGCAAATAACCTAACAGCAGTGACAGCGGATCTTGCACCTGGTAGTAAAACATTTGATTTATTCGAAAGTAAATTATTTAAAGGTGGGTTATCAAGAGACGGACAAAAAACATCAGGTTTATATACGACACCAGAAATAGCAAATGCTGTTAAAGGCACGGAAGAATACTTAACTAGAATGTATGACATTCCTTTATACAGTGCTTTGATGTCAGTTAAAGCTGCTGGTCAAATTGGTAAAACAGTATTTTCACCAATGACACAAATAAGAAACGTATCCACTGCTTCTTTCTTTGCACTAGCCAGCGGATTAATCGGTGGCAGAGTGAGTCTTACAGATTCATTTAAATTAATGGCTGATGATATTTTCCCAAGTAAATTTGTAAGTGCTGCAGATGTAGCAAAAAAGATGGAAGATAGAATAGCTAGAGGTGTTGTGGACCAAAACATTGAGGTCAATGAAATTAAAGCCATCTTAGAAAAAGCTAAGAATGGTAGATTTACTATGTCAGCTTTAATGAGTAATCCAACAGTTAAAAAAGCTTTTGATTTGTATCAAGGGGGTGACAACGTTTGGAAAGTTTATGCTGATGATTTTTATCAAGACGCATTAGGTCAAGCATTTCAATATAGCTCAAAAGGTTTAAAGGGAGATGCAGCTATTAGAGAAAATATAATTGACTGGTATAGAACAGTAGGTAAACAAGAAGATGTTGCTACACAATTAACTAAAGCAAACGATGACATAGCTAAAATAGATGATGCATTAAAATCAGCAGATGACTCTAACAAACAATCTTTATTAAATCAAAAGGAAGCGTTAGTTCAAAACTTTAAAAACGTAAAAGATATATCAGCTTATCTAGTAACCAACACTATTCCTACGTACAGTAAAGTTCCCAATATAATTAAAAACATTAGAAACTTACCTTTAGGTAACTTTGTAGCTTTCCCTGCAGAAATTTTAAGAACCAGCGCACACTTAATTGAAATAGGTGCAAGAGAATTAACTAGCACTAATCCATTTATAAGACAGATGGGAGCAAGAAGGTTAGTTGGAGCTTCTGCTGTATTTGGTGGAACAGGTACAATTATTGCTGAAGCATCAGAAAAAATAACAGGTGTATCTTCTGATAAAATGGATGCATTTAAAAGATCGGTTGCACCAGACTATCAAAAAAACTCAACACTAATTCCATTAACTGAGTCTGATGAAAACGGAAACTTTAAATATTTTAACTTCTCATACACTAATCCTTATGACTCAATGTTAAGACCTATCAATGCAGTATTGAATGCATATGGTAATGGTACTCTAACTAATGAAAGTGCAAGTAGAATTGTTTATAATGCTTTAATTTACGATAACTTAAATAATACGCCCGGTGCATTTACAGAATTTTTATCTCCATTTATTTCAGAATCAATTGGAGCAGGTGCAGTAGCGGATCTAACTTTAAGAAATGGTAAAACAAAAGAAGGTCGAACCATTTATTACCCGCAAGACTCAGCAATGGAAGTTATTGATGCATCTTTAGGACATTTATTATCTCAATTAGAACCGGGTGCTTCTAGAAGTTCAAGAAGAGTGTGGAAAGGTGTTACCCAAGATTTTACTGATTATGGAACTACTTATGATAGTGCAACAGAGATAGTTGCATTAATGTCAGGACTTCGTGTAGAAGAAGCAAAACCTATGGATAGTTTACCTTTTATTGTAACGTCATATGCAAAAGATTTAGAAAATATACAAAACAAATTTTCATCTAATATTTATAGTCCTAACCTAGATCTTAATGGTCGAATAGGTTACATGACAGAATACTTAACAGACAACTATGATACACAAAGTAGAATGTATAGAGTCATACAAGACATGGAAGCAATGGGAGCGGACATAGGTGAGATAGAAGATAAAATTGGAGCCAGATTAAAAAATAAAAAACGTTTAAATGCTATGATGAACGGAGAATTTATTGCTCCTAATATAAGTGAATCAAGATCTCAAACTTTACTTGATAAATTATATGAAGAAAATCCTACTAAAGCTGCTGAAGTAGAAGATCAGTTTGAAGAAGCTATTGATATATTTGAAGATTTAAGATTTGATTTAGAAGCTATAGAATTAGGTGAAGGTGTAGGAGCTTTTCAAGAGTTTATTAATTTTACTTTAAATCCACCTGATGTATCCACTCAAGGAGCGGCACCAGTATCAGGTATAGCACAGTTACCTGATGCAAATTTACCACCGCCAGCTCAGATCGGAACAGGGGTAAATGCTAACTTATTTAGAAATAATAACACACTAGGAACTCAGTTTAATTTACTTCCAACTGCAGTAAAATTTGATAAACTGTTTCCTTTAGGATAAATTATGACAATAGATAAAAGAATAAATTTTAGATTCGGCGGAGCATATCAAGGAGGCAGTGGAGCTCCGGGAAGTGCTGAAGCTCCAGGTAAAAAAACAAGTTCAGGCACAGGCGGAAGCAAAGGAAATATTGGCGGCGGTGGAGGTGGACAAGAATCTGAGTATAGAAGATATGAAGCACCTACTAGACCCACATATGATTCTACAAACATAGATCAAAAACCTGTTACAGGCGCTGACTTTCGAAGATCAGAAAATGAATTTATAAATAATTTAAATCAAAACAATTTTTTAAGAGCACAACAAACCAACACTCCTTTTCAACCTTATCAAGGAGGAGCGTTCGCCATTGATAGAATGAAACAATCAAATCCTGCAAGGGGTATAATGAGTTTATTAGCTAGTGTGGCTATACCTGGCGCTGGATTTTTTTTAAATCAAGGCAGTAAATTAAGAGATGGATTAATGGGTTTAAATAATCAACTACAACAATCAGATTTTGGTAGATCTACAAGTTTAATGGACTATTTAGATATGAGAAAATATGGTGGATATGATGAAAGAGAAATGGCAAGAAGAATTAATATGGATGAAGCTAGACTTCTTCAAGCAGATATAGATTCAGGTCTGTATGACGGAACGGGAGAAGTTAGACCTCTTCAAACATTTGAATTTGATCCATCAAACTTTAATAGAAATATTGAAACAGGTATTGACGATTATAATTTTGAAGACATCGAGGGTCAAGTTGCAGAGCTAACGCCCAAACAAAAAGCTTTTATAAATAGTCAAAAGTCTGCAATTCAATATGGAGCTCAAACTCCTGAGCAGGTGTATGAAAAAATAACTAATCCTAAAAAAAATATTTATAAAGGTGGTGTTATGGGAATGTTTGAACAAGAACCAACTACTTTAGAAGAATACAATAATTATCTTCAAAGTATTGGTATAAATAAAAGAGCGGTATAATGGCTAAAAAATCTGCATTAGAAAAAATAGAATCTCATGAAAAACTTTGCAGAATTATGCAGAAACAAACTTTCGAGCAGATAAAAGAAATGCAAGAAAGAATTAAAAGATTAGAGTATTGGATTGTTGGTGGTATGGGTGCAGTGCTTTTAACTTTACTTACTGGTATAGGAAATTAACGACAGATACATCCATACAAATCTCCACTACCATCTTTCATAACATAAGCATTGACAGGATAATCATGATATGTTGCTAAATGAAATCTAAGAATATCACATAAATCAAAACAATCTAATTCATCTAATAATTCTACACCTTCAATCATTTTTTTTGTAACTTCTACAAGATGATATAAACCATCGTTTAATAATATTAAATCCATTGTTTTAACTCTTCTCCCATAACTTCACTAGCTATATTAATTTTTTTACGTAAAGCTTTTACTATACGTTCGTCTACAGTTTTCTCAGCTATAATATCAATGTAGGTCATCTTTCTTTTTTGACCAATACGATTTATTCTAGCCTCGGATTGAGTACGTTTTTCAAGATCATAACCGTTAGAATAATAAATCATAACATTAGCTTCAGTAAGTGTAATACCATAGCCACCTGTTTGAGGTGTACCAACTAAGAATCTAACTTTAGATTCAGGGTCCTGTATTTCTTTAATAGCTTTGGCTCTGTCTTCAGTAGATGTAGATCCATAATAAGTCATCACGGAACCCGGATATACCTTCTCAATCGCTTTAACAATCGAGTCTATATCATGTCTCCAGTGGGCCCAAATAATAGCTTTACCTTCTACCTCTTCTAATATGTTCATCAAAGCAGGGATTCTTTCATTCTTAATTATTTTTAAAGTATCATCATCTGCCTTGAAGTGACCACAAGTAATTTGTTGCAGTCTCATTAGCTGCACTAATGCAGTTGAAGTAGTCATTAGCTTACCATCCATTTGGGCAAGCGCTACTTGTTTCATTTGATCGTAAAGTTTTTGTTGTTCTTTACTTAATTGAATAACTCTTTTTTGATAAGTATAATCAGGAAGATCCAAACAGTCTTCTTTTAGTACACGGTCTGAAAACCTAGTTATTTTTTCTGAGAGTTCAGGTAAGTTTTTATAGCCTACCACTATCTGTGCATTGTGTGTGGGTAGTCTCATGGTACTCATGATTGCGTATCTAGTTCTAAATGCAAGATAAGAAGTAAAGTCTAATAACCCTTCATCTAAAAATTCACATTGTTTATATAAATCTAATGGAGATTTTGTAATAGGGGATCCCGTTAAGATCCTTCTATACTTTGCATGTCTACCTAGTGAACAAATATTTTTAGATCTTTTAGCATCAGGATTTTTTATAGTTGTAGACTCATCAATGGCCATCATTGTTCTATGACATCTTAAAAACTTAGCTGCAAACTCCACACCTTTTTCTGTACTAAAAGCATCAACATTCATAATTAAAATATGGAGATCCTCACCTGGTTCAAATAAAGTATCTAGCTTTTGTTGTTGTGATTTAGTAATGTTAGCTTGCCACAAAACCATTTTTTTGTCTATATGGTTTACCATATGTGTAGGTATTTCTGAGTCGAACCAGTTTTTATAAACACCTTTAGGTGCAATTAAAAGTAGTCCATTAATTTTACCTTTGTCGTAAAGCATAGATACATTATCTATTAACACTTTAGATTTACCCGTACCCATCTCCATGAAGTACGCAAAGTTTTCTTTATTCCACGATTTTTTTAACGCAGATAATTGATGCTCATAAGGCTTCGTTTTAAATTTATAATCCATAATATTTCTTCTTTCTATTGACAGTGATAACATAACCTTATAATAGGTGTCAATAGGAAAGTTATGAACACAGTTTATATTATACAAGAATTGCCAGGAACTAAAATAGGGACCCCTAAATTTAATATCATGGGAGCACAAAAGTTTGGCACATTAAAAACTTTATTACCAGAACATTCACAAATTATATTATCCCCTGGTCCATTAATTTTTAAATTAAGAAAGTTATTAGATAAATATACAGAAAACGATTACTTACTACTTACCGGAGATCCTGCAATCATAGGTGTTGCATGTTCAATTGTGGCAGATAAAACAGGTGGAAAATTTAATTTATTAAAATGGGATAGACAAGAAAAAACTTATTACCCAATAGAAATAAATTTATATGAACAAGGAAAGATTGAAGAATAAACTTGACATAGGATATTATGATATTATATTAACAGCATCATTAACTACTACGAAAGGTAAAAAGACATGAGTATAAACTTAGAAGAAGACAAAGTCGATTCGTTAGCAAACACGAATGACATGAAAGAATTATCTGAACAGGTTATTAAATTAAGAACCTTGGAAGATAAGTTCGCTGCAAAAGAAGAAGAATTAAAAAAACTAAAAAATGATATGGACGTTTTATCTGGTGAGGTTATACCTACGATGATGACAGAAATGAATATATCAAAATTTAGTTTATCAGATGGGGCTGGCGTAGAAGTCAAACCCGTCTATGGTGCTTCAATTCCTAAAGCAAAACAGGAAGAAGCATTTGACTGGCTTCGTAAAAATGGCTTAGGGGATCTTATTAAAAATGAGATTACCGTTTCCTTTGGTCGTAACGAAGATAACAAGGCGGCAGATTATGCTGTCCTTGCGCAAGGTCAAGGGTATCAACCCACCCAGAAGTTAAAGGTTGAGCCCATGACACTTAAAGCATTGGTTCGTGAGCGTATCGAAAAGGGTGATGATATGCCCACGGATCTATTTAACGTGTTCGCAGGAAACAGAACCAAAATAACAAGGAAATAGAAACATGAACAAAGAACCAACAATAAAGAAAAATGGTGCATTGGCTACAAACGTAGTGTTTGAAGCAGATGCAAATGTGCAGACTGGAGTGGTAGGACAAGATGATCTTGCATTACCATTTCTTAAAATACTTGGACAGTTATCTCCAGAAGTAAATAAGAGAGACGGCAAGTATGTTGAAGGTGCTGAACCTGGAATGATTTATAATTCAGTAACAGGTGAACTCTTCAATGGTGAAAAAGGAGTCCCAGTGATTCCATGTTACTACAAACTCGAGTATGTCGAGTGGAAAGATAGAGGAAAAGATGGATCTGGTGCGCCAGTAAATATCTATCCTTCATCAAGTGACATTATGACTAAAACAACTAGAGGTGCAGACTTTAAAGATAGACTTCCAAACGGTAATTATATCGAAAAAACTGCGCAGCATTTTGTGGTAGTCAATAGTAGTTCGCCAACCACTGCGTTGATTGCTATG